AGAAACTCTTGGATTATTGGAGAAATTATGAGTGAAAAAGTTGTCTTATTCTGCCGAATATCGAAAGAACTCAAGGAAGCTTTGGAAGTTGAAGCAAAAAACCAGCATAGATCGACATCCACATTGGTGGAGATCATCTGTCGGAAGGAAATACTTGGGAACGATTATGAAAAGATGGAAAGATTGGAAGCCAAAGAAAGGTTAGCTGGTCATGTTTCCTAGATCATTTTCAAAATTTAAAAACAAAAAAGTCAAGCTGGATGGATACACATTCGATAGTTTAGCTGAAGCCAAGCATTATAAATTTAACCTACTCCCAAGATTTCAAGCTGGGGAAATAAGTACATTACAAGTTCATCCTAGATACAGATGCATGATTGATGGTGTCAAAGTTTGTGATTACATAGCTGACTTTTCTTACATAGATCTTAATCAAACAGGATTACAGGGACAAATAGGCTGTGAAGTTGTTGAGGATGTAAAAGGTTTTAAGACTGACGTTTACAAACTCAAGAAGAAGCTGGTCGAAGCTCTTTATAGAGGAACAAAGATCATAGAAATAAATCCTAAATTATATTCAAAAGTCAAACTAGAGGAGAAAATCAATGACTGAAGCATACAAATTAGCAAGAACTAATGATCCAATTACATCTCACATTGCATCTCAATCTATTGAAGCAAGTCGTATGGAAAAGATAGTTCTAGACGTAATTAATAGTTTCGGAGAAGTTGGCTGTATTTCTGACGATGTATTAGATAAGCTTCCTCAATATAGATACAGTTCAGTCACAGCTCGATATAAAGGATTACAGGAAAAGCTGTTGATCTACAAAGATGGTACACAAGCAAAAGGAATATCTGGCAGACCTCAACAAGTTATGTGGGGATGGAATCATTATCCCAGATCTATTTCTCTTTAATGTACAAAGACTGTAAGGAGCTAACAATGAATGTGAAATGTTCATGCTGTGGAGCAACATATAATCTTGAACAATTCTGGAATAGTTTCATCTGTCTTGTTTGTAAAGCTTACATCCACAATCCAACAAAATTAAAATGATTACAGCAGAAGAACAGGCAATGTTAGACCAGAAGTATGAGGATTTAATGGATAAAGTTAAAGAAATAAATCCAGCTCTATATAAACGATTAAGAGCTAAAGAACTAGCTGGTTTCCAAAAAGACATTCAAGTCATAGAAAATGATGATCAACAATTAGAGCTGGTACTATAAATGCTGAAGTCAGAGATAACACCAGATCCAATTAGGGATAGTCCATTCGGAGAACATCAAGCTCCAGCTCCTTATATGATAGTTCCAGCTAGAGCTTTCGGAGATAATAGGTTCAATCAATATCCTCAAACCTTTAGATGTTTAGCTTTATGTTCAGCTCATGCTTCAGCTAGAGCTGGTATATTCTTCTGCAATCAACAAACTCTAGCTTCAGTTATGGGATCAACTCAACAAGCTGTATCACTTCATATGAATAAGCTGGTTAAGTATGGTTATATCGAAAGACTTAGGAAGGCTGATCCTAGAAGAGCTTATGGCAAACAAGGTGCTAAATGGAGAGTGATCTATGATCCTAGAATGAACCTCGAACAAGCCATTGCTAATAGTTCTGAAGGCGATGATGAAGTAGCTCAAGAAACACTAGATAAGATCTCTACAAAGCCTGTAGAAGCTCCTAAGAAAGTTAAAAGCTATAACATAAGTCCAAAGCAAGAAGAGTTAGCTAAGTCTTTAGCTGATAGATATCTAAAAGATGAAAGAGAGTTCTTTGTTTATGATAGAATATTAGCTGATCTTAAACAGTATTTACTCAGCGAACAAACAGTAGAAACATGGAATAGTTTCGGTAATGGTCTTACTTCGCCAATAGAAAAAGGCTATCTAAAGCCTAATATTAGTATGAATAAAAACAAGTCCCACCTTGTAAATGGTAAAACAGAAAACAAGCTCCAGCTTGTAAACCAATACACAAAAAACAAGCCCCAGCTTGTATCAGAAAACAAGTCCCAGCTTGTACATAACAACTATATATTAACTAGTAATATTAATATAAATGAAATTGAAAAGAAAAAGATATGTAATAGTTATATGAATATCATACAGAAATACTATGGAAGAGCTTGGAGCTATGATCTAAGGCAAGTAGAATTAGCTGGAGATGTTATAAGAGCTGGATATACTATTGATAGCTTTAATGAAGATGCTAATGGATTAGTTGAATGGTCAAAGAGAAACAATAAACAACCACCTCAATCATTACAGTACTTCATAGCAAGAAAGACTAACAGTAAGAAGCCAAAGGAAGCGATAGACATTGTTAAACAAATGGCTGGAAAGATGAAGCTATGATATTATTGTACAAACTCTGTACGTTCCTAAAGACTATGTACACAGCAGTTACAAAAAAAGAAATCGTGGGCAAAAAAACGACTATAGGGGGGGATGGTCGTGTCGTATCGTGGGGGTATCACACAAAAATATTTTCTAAAATTCCATTAAACAAAAAACAGGAGATTAAAACATGGAACTAAAAGCAATACCTTTTGATGTTGTGCAAGGAACTAAGTACATAAAGGATGGCGAAGAGAAAACCAGATGGCAAAAACTGGGAGTTGCCTTTGAAAAGGATGGTAAAATCAGTTCAGTTAAGCTTGAAGCCTTACCAATTCCCAATAAAGATGGCGAGATTTGGTTAAATATCTTTGAACAGAAGCCTAAAGATGGAGTTGTTGTTGGCTTAACTAAAGATGAGATACCATTTTAATGGCTAAAGTTACTCCAAATGTAGGTCGTTTTGGTGGCATAGGAGCTATTCAGAAGCGATTAAAGGGATCTCGGTTGATATATGACAATCGAGATCAACTTGCTCTGGCTATGCTTGAGATGGCTTCAACAAATATAACTGATGTTATTGAATGGAAAGGCGAGGAAGTTAAGATTAAGGAGATGAAGGACATCCCAGAAACGTCATTAAATGCAATTAAGAAGATCAAAGTAACTCCCACTAAGTCTGGCAATCAAATTGAGGTTGAGTTGTACGATAAAGTTAGATTGATGCAGATATTAGCTAAGAGTGCTGGTCTTTTAGATGAGGAGAAAGAAGTTGATAAACCAGCAGTCGTTAATATTGAGATGGTCATGCCAGATGATAAATCAAAATGATGATGAAGATATGTTTGTAGATTATCCTCAAGACTTTATTGAGAAGATGGATGATTTAAAAGGCAAGGCAAGTAAAGGTGCGAAGGTGTCAATGTTTGAGCATTGCCGAAATGGTTATGATGAAATTGAAAGTCCTAAAGGCATGACAACTTATAAAATAGAAAGGTATCTAAATGACAAAGAAAAAAACTGATCCTGTAACTCCAGCTAGTTTAAAATGGGATTTTAGCGAAAGTCCTACTGTAGCCAAGTTTATGAAGTCTGATGCTTTTGTTAGAGGAATTATGGGAGCTGTGGGATCTGGTAAATCTTATGCTTGTTGTGCTGAAATCTTTAGGAGAGCTATTCAGCAGAAGCCAAGTCCTAGAGATGGGATTAGATATACCAGATTTGCTATTGTTAGAAATAGTTATCCTATGCTGAAAACAACTACCTTGAAAACATGGCTTGAATTATTCCCAGAACATATTTGGGGGAATGTTCATCACTCCCCACCGATCACTCATCACATAAAATTACCAGCTAGAGATGGTGCTTCTGGAATAGATTGTGAGGTGTTGTTCTTAGCATTAGATCAACCGAAGGATATACGAAAATTATTATCTCTTGAAATTACAGGAGCATTTGTGAATGAAGCCAAAACACTACCGAAAGCTGTTATAGATGGCTTGAGCCATAGAGTTGGAAGATATCCGACTAAGGCAGATGGTGGCTGTACTTGGCGAGGAATAATCATGGATACTAATGCTATGGAAGATGATCATTGGTGGTATCGTCTAGCTGAAAAAGAAACTCCTAAAGGTCGNTTTAAATGGGANTTCTTNAAACAGCATCCAGCAGTATTNGAGATCCCTATTGAAGAATTACCAGAGGATATGCCAGAAGCTCAAGGATATATATTCCAAGCTGGTAAATGGTGGAAAACTAATCCTAAAGCTGAAAACCTAAATAACTTGCCAGATGGATATTATGACCAGCTCTTAGGTGGTAAGAACTTGGATTGGATTAGATGCTATGCCAAAGGCGAATATACGTTTGTTCAAGAAGGAAAGCCTGTTTGGCAAGAATATAATGATGAAATTATGTCGGCTAATCTAGAACCAGATCCCACAGTCCCTATTCATATCGGCTTAGACTTTGGATTAACTCCAGCTAGTGTTTTTGCCCAGAAGCTCAAGAATGGTCGATGGCACGTTTTACATGAACTGGTTACAGAAGATATGGGACTAGAAAGATTCTGTAGTATTTTAAAAAGTGAGATTGCCAGTAGGTTTTCTAAATTTGAGATTGTNATATGGGGAGATCCAGCTGGTATGCAAAGAGATGCTATCTTTGAAACAACGGCTTTCCAGCATTTAAAAACTCATGGATTGGTTGCACAGCCAACAGCAACTAATGAATTTAGAACCAGAAGAGAAGCTCTAGCTATTCCTATGGGAAGATTGATAGAAGGCAAAGCTGGATTTATTGTTGATAAGAAATGTGTGAAGTTAAGAAAATCGTTAGCTGGTGGTTATCACTATAAACGAGTTGCTGTAGGAGCTGGGCAAGAAAGGTTTAAAGATGTCCCTCATAAAGATATGCATAGTCATATCGGAGATGCCTGTGGTTATTGCCTGTTAGGATCTGAACATAGGATTATGACAAAGCGACCTACTCAATTTAATAACTTTAGACCAACTATTGTTAAGACTTTGGATTTCGATGTTTTCGCTTCCTAGATTAAACAGAGTTCTAAGATTAAATTATCCAGAAGATAAGATTGTAAGTTTTCATCCCATGCATCTGGATATGATTGATTTGAATGAATATGATCAAGCTAATCTTTTAGAAAATAAAAATAACCTTCATAAACTTTATCAGTTTGCAAAAGCTGGTTTAGGTCTAACTGCAATGTCTGATAATAGGATCTATGCCATCTTTGGTATTTGGGATTTATGGGATGGAGTTTCTGAAGCTTGGTTAATTCCTTCCAATGAAATATCAAGAAAAACTTTAAAATTTCATAGAGTTGCTCTTAGGTTTTTTGAGTATTATGCCAAAGAAAAGCATACAAAACGAATACAGTTTACTGTTTGTTCGCACAATGTACAGGCTTACAAGTGGGCAGAGAGATGTTACTTTAAGAGAGAAGCTGAAATGTTACATTATGGCTTAAAGGGCGAAAACTATTATTTATATGCGAGGATATTTTAATGGGTAGTATATTCGGAGGGAGTTCATCTCCACCACCACCAGACACAACTGAAATAGATGAAAGAGAAAGCAGACTAGAACGTCAAGAAAATGATGAAAAAAGAAAGATTGCTTCTCGATCTAGAGCAAGAAGAACTGGTGGATCTAATATGTTAATGACACAGCGAAGAGGTGGATCGGCTGTTGGTAATCCAACACAAGAACAAACAACTCTTGGTTATGCCAGAAATTCTAGAAACACATAAAATTTTAGATGAAAAAATTTATTCGCAATCCAAAGTATAAAGAGCAACCTATTGAAGAAGAGCCTTCTGAAGAACAAGCAGAAGAAGATCAAGAAGGTGGAGAATAATTTATGGCTGAACTTTCTGTAAGTGAAATCAAAAAAAGATTTAAAAATGCTGAAGCTGAAAAAGAGCAATGGCGATCTATCTATGAAGAAGCTTATGAATACTGCCTTCCAATGAGAAATCTTTACGATGGTTATTACGATGGTAATGCTGTCGGTCAAGATAAGATGAAAAGAATTTTTGATAGTACAGCCATTCATTCTACATCACGATTTGCTAATCGCATCCAAAGTGCATTATTTCCTCCCCAGAGATCGTGGTGTAGATTGACCTCTGGTTCTGATATCCCCCCAGAACGTCAAGTTGAAGTTGAACAAATTCTTGATGATTATAATGAAAAGATGTTTAGCATTATGAATCAATCTAACTTTGACTTGGCGATGGGAGAGTTCTTACTTGATCTAGCTATTGGAACATCTGTCATGCTGATACAAGCTGGAGATGAATTAACTCCTATCAGATACACAGCAGTTCCTTCATACCAGATTTGTTTTGAAGAAGGAGCTAATGGAACTGTTGATACTGTTTACAGAAAAATGAAAAGACCATTTGATGTAATTATAAAAGAGTTTCCAGATGCTAAAATACCTAAAGAAGTTTCTGATAAATATTTGGAAGATCCTACAAAAAAAGTAGAATTACTTGAAGCAACCTACACCAAAGATGGTTTTATTTATTATTGTGTATCGACTATGGAAGGAGATCACAAACTAGTTTCTAGAACTCTTAAAGGTATGCCATTTGTGATTAGCCGATATATGGTGGCTAGTAATGAAAAATATGGGCGAGGTGTTGCCTTAATGGCATTACCAGATATTAAAACTTTAAATAAGGTTACTGAATTAACTTTAAAAAATGCCAGTATTTCTATCGGTGGAGTGTTTACTGCTGTCGATGATGGAGTGTTAAATCCACAAACCATATCAATACAAGCTGGATCTGTTATAGGTGTTTCTTCCAATGGTGGAGCTAGAGGTGCTTCACTTGCTCCATTGCCTAGATCTGGGGATGCAAATATGTCCCAGATATTAACAAATGATTTAAGAGCTAACATTAAGAGAATGATGTTAGACGATGAAATTGCTCCAGAAAATATGTCTGCCAGAACAGCTTTAGAAATCCAGCATAAGATAACTTCCCTATCTGAAAACATGGGTGCTAGTTTTGGTAGACTTATTTCTGAAACATTAATTCCTATTGTTAGACGAACTTTAGAGCTTATGGATGAAATGGGAATAATTGAATTGCCATTAAAGGTAGATGGATTGCAAGTAAAGATCACTCCTATATCTCCTTTAGCTATGGCTTCTAATAAAGATAAAGTAAATGACATCTTGGCATTTTTACAGATGTCCCAGCAATTAGGAGCTGTCGGTGGATCATTGTTAAAGATGGATGCTGTAGGCGATTATATAGCTGATATGCTTGGTGTCCCCTCTTCTCTTAGAACCACTCAAGAAGAACGACAGCAGATTATGGAACAGACAATGCAATTAGCTCAACAGCAGATGCAAATGCAACAGGGACAAATGCCACAAGAGCAACCTCAAGAACAACCAGTAGGATAATTATGGTTGATACAAAATTAAAAAATGCTGGTGTTACTGCTTACAACAAACCTAAAAAAACACCTACTCATAAAACTAAATCTCATGTTGTTGTCGCTAAAGTTGGCAGTCAAACCAAAACAATACGATTTGGTCAGCAAGGAGTTTCTGGAGATGGTAGCAAAAAAACTCCTAAATCTAATTCTTTTAAGGCTAGACATTCAGCTAATATATCAAAGGGTAAAATGTCTGGTGCTTATTGGGCAAACAAAACTAAATGGAGCTAACATAGAAAGGAAAAGCTTATGCCAATGGGAAAAGGGACTTATGGAAAAACTAAAGGTAGACCACCTAAGAAAACTGGGATGACTGCCAAGCAAAAAACTTTACCAGTTTCTTTGCAGAAAAAAATAATTAAAAAGAAAAAATAATGGCTAATCAATCTGAAAAAATTAGATCAATCAATGCTGTTGGTTGGGATGGAGTTAATTCTACAGTTCAGCCTTTTAAAAATAAAACTGAACAAAATGATTTAGACATTTCTTTTGCTCAATGTTTCAACACAGAAGCTGGGCAGAATGTTTTAAAATATTTTGAAAAAGTTTATCTTGATCAACCAGCATGGATACCTTCAGCAGATCCCAGTTATGGCTATGCTAGAGAAGGACAAAATTCAGTAATAAGAGAAATCAAGCAAAGGATAAGGAGAACCTATGGCTGAAGCAGAGCAACAAGTCGAGCAGACTAATCAACCACCTCAAGGATTAATGGCAAGTGTAGAGGTAGAAAATGAAACAAATCAAGATCCAGAAAGTATTAATGAGAGTAATATCTCGCATACTGAAAGTGCTGAAGTTGCGAAAGATATTGCAGAAAGACCAGAGCATATCCCAGAGAAATTTTGGGATTCCAAAGAAGGAAAAATTAGGGACAAAGAAGCCTTCAAGTCATTATCGGAACTTGAAAAAAACTTCTCGCAAGGCAAACACAAAGTCCCAGAACAATATGACACAGAAGCCTTAACGTCTAAAGGTTATGATGTCGAAGATCCTATGGTTAAAACTTATGTTGATTGGGCAAAAGCTAATGGTGTAAATCAAAAAGGCTTTGAAGATTTAGCTAATAAAATTATAGGTTTATCTGGAGATACTAAACAAAGTTATGAATTTGAAGAAAAGGCTGAATTAGAAAAACTAGGAAATAATGCAGAAGCTATTATTAAATCTAATAAACAATGGGCAAATGGATTAGTTAATAAAGGTCAGCTCACAGAAGAAGAAAGAGCTGAAATAGATGTTTTAGGTTTTACTGCTTCTGGTCAAAGAACTCTTCAAAAGCTTAGAGCTATGATGGGAGATACAAGACAAATCCCAGTAGGAGAAACATCTTCATCTAAAGAAAGTGAATCAGAGTTTTCTGTTAGAATGTCTAATATGATGGCTGATCCTAAATATGGAAATGATCCATCTTTTACTCGAAGTGTTGAGCAAGAATATGAAAAAAGATATCCTAATAAATCTGGTTAATCTCTATAAGTACCATTTAGACTTTACAAGCTCCAGCTTGTGCTGTAATTTAAAAATAATCTATAACCTATTTTCTATAGGCAGATTTGGTTTATGTAAAAACATACGTTGCAGAACGTAATCTGTAGCCAAAGGCTGGATTTATCCAACAACCTAGATGGTGTTCATTTTTTAACTTATACAGGAGTTGATTATGTCAACAAATCTATCTCCAGCTTTCGTGCAATTATTTGATGCAGAGGTCAAACAAGCCTATCAAGGTACTTCAATGCTTCAAGGAATAGTTCGTACTAGAACTGGTGTCGAGGGATCGACAGTAAATTTTCCCACCATTGGTAAAGGATCTGCGACAGTTCGCACTCCAAGCACCGATGTTGTTCCTTTAAACACAGGTTTTGCATCTGTAGCTTGTAGTCTTACTGACTATGTAGCATCAGAATATTCTGATATGTTTAACCAACAAAAAGTAAATTTTTCAGAGAGATCTGAATTAGCAACTGTGGTTGGCTCGGCAATCGGAAGAAGGCAAGACCAAATCATCCTAGATGCATTACTATCTGCTTCTGCTGGATCTTCAGTCGCTAATACTGTAGTTACCACAGGTTCGGCATCTGCTTCTGGACTTTCGGTTGGAAAAATCATACAGGCATCTGAAAAGCTGAACATTAAAAACGTACCAGCAACAGATCGTCATATGGTTATTCATGCTTCTGGTCTAGCATCTTTACTAGCTGATGAACGAGCAATTAGTGCTGACTATGCTTCACTAAAAGCTTTGACTCAAGGTAGTGGGCAAATCGGAGAGTTCATGGGATTTACAATCCATGTATTAGGAGATCGTGACGAAGGTGGTCTTTCTAAGGATGGAAGTAATGATAGAACAAACTTTGCTTTTCATAAGTCTGCTGTGGGTTGTGCTGTCGGTATAGCTCCTAAGACTGAAATTAACTATATCCCAGAAAAAACTTCATTCTTGGTAACTGCAATGCTCTCAATGGGTGCTGTTGCTATCGATGTTGATGGTATCTGTGATATTATCACAAGGGAGGCTTAATCATGGCTTTTTCAAGAGATGGATGGAATCCTATTGGTGGGCAATCCAAAAAAGGTTCAGCTCCCCAAATCTTCTCATACACTTCAACAGATAGTGTAGCTGATGCCAATAGTGCTGGTTATTTCAATGCTGTTTCAGATGAAGTAGCTGTTGGAGATATGATCTTTGCTAACACCTCAACTGGTGGAACTTTAGTCGCAACTTTACTTTATGTTTTGACTAATGCTTCTGGAGTTGTCGATGTTAACGATGGAACAACACTAGCTAATACAGAT